CAAGCATCCCAATGCTGTTGGGAGACGGGATGGACTGAGGGTCTGGAGCACGGGGACCGAAGTCAGGCTTTGGCGTAGTTGAAGCCAGCGCAGTGCTGGAGGGGGTCCCACCGAAGGGTCCTCCCGCAAATACAGTACCGCCATTCTCAAACGATGTCTTCTTGGGACCGAGTGACTGTACCTGCTCGCGGGTAAGCTGTTGGTCAGTACCCCACCCAGTTTGGGCCGACAGGTGGTCCTTATATGCAGCATTAGCAGCTGCAGAGTTGTTCTGGTCTACAGGAGCATAACGGTCCACCACTGAGTTGATGGTGGTCCGTCCGCCGTCGAAATAGCGACCAAGAAGTTCATTCTGTGCAGCGAGACCCCAGCGCGGATCAGAGAAAGACCCGTAGGTTAGACCATTGGGGGACTTCACTGGACCAGTGTAGCCGGGGACATTCTTCTCCCAGTCAGCATTGAGCAGGTTACCGGGATTGTTGGTGCGGATACCTACAGGCGTGTATCCCAACTGATCCTTGATCTTCTGTACACCCTCGGAGTCGTAAGTGACATCCTTGAACTGCTTCAGGTTGTCAAAGCCTGCCACGATGCGATTAGCATCAGTGACGCCCATCTGTGCCATCTTGTTGGCATTGTAGCCAAGTGCGGTGCGCACGAAGTCACCCGGAGCAGCCCCAGGAAGGGCTCCCTTTGGGTTCGGAGTAGCACCAACAGTAATTGGGTCGTGCCTCTGTGAGATGGCAGCCATACGCTGGCGGTCATAAGCAGCCTGTGCAGCAGCATTGGGTGCCGTAGAGCCAGAATTGATCATCCCTTGAATGGAATGAGGGTTCTGGGCAGTCGCCAAGGCCCCTGCAGTCGAGTTTAGCTTGCTAAAAGCCGAAGCAGCAGCAGCATTAGGTGCCTTGGACCCTCCAATAGACCCCACAGACGCATTCACAGTAGGCTGTGCAGCCCCTGCAATGCCATTCAGCTTGTTGGATGCTGCCTGAGCGGCTGCATTAGGCGATGAAGAGGGCTTTGAGGGGCTGGAGGTACTAGAAGATGACGTAGTGGAGGACTTGGAGCCTGACGAGGAGCTAGAAGATGAGCTAGAGGATGACGAAGAGCTACTGGAGGACTTCGTGGTAGACGAAGAGCCACCATTCGATGCCCCACGGCCCACCCCAGAGGGACCTTCAGCCCCCCTTTCGACACCTTTGGAAGATGAACTGTCATCAGCGTAGGCCACGACGCCGTTGTGGGTGCGCTTGGCCTTCGTGTGGCGTGCAGCCTTGATCAGGGCCTCTTCGTGGGCATTGATATACCGCAAGCGGTCCTTGGGAATACCTTGGCCCCAGTCGATTTCGAGTGGAAGCTTCTTCTTGGCACGCGATACAGCGAGAGGCTTCTTTGGAATGACCATCAGATGAAGCCTTTCAGCTTGTAGGCAAACAACGTGATGATGATGTTGATTGCTATGGCAGCGCCAAGCGCCCTGTTCACGAACTTCTCAAGAGCAGTGATGCGTTCCTCCTGCGCCTTGTTGGGCGCGGGGTTCTCAAGCTGCTTGATGACCATGTCCAGTTTGGTTTCGAGTCTTACAAGACGCTCGGCAGTGTCGATAGAATCTGAGGGGGGCATCTTGTTGACTCACAAAGCTATAGCGCCGCCTGCGCGGCTAGAGAAGGTGTAGGGCCAGAAGACCAATGATTGTGACTGAAAGTGGTGCGAGGACGCCTAGCCAGTCGAAGGGTAGACCATGGCCACCGCCCTGCTCCCACTGGGTGTACTCCCTGCCTACGTAGAAGAAAGCACCAGCACAGAGACCAGCCTCAAGGGAAACGAGAGGCCAGAGTGTTGCGGAGATTAGCAGCGTAATCACCGCATGACACATCCAGTATCGGGGGAATGGGCAGGTCACAGCGCGGCTGCCGCGATGAAGAACGTGTCCAGCTCTTGGACGGTGATGCCCAGGTTCGTCGCCAACTGTTCAAGCAGAGGATCGTTTCGCTTGAACTCCGACGCCCATTCCCATGACAGCTGCACGGAGCGGGGCTGGGTCTTCACCATCGCCTCGACCTTGTCGAGAAGACCCTGGGCATCAAGGACTAGGCGGCACTGGCGCGGCGTGATGCTCTCAGGCACAGGTTCGACGGCAGTGATGGCAGAACCGTCCCAGCGCCATAGCGATGCGTTTGCATCCGGCACAGCGCCCTGATAGTCAGTCGACACGCAAGTGAACCCCTCAAGGAAGGACAGCGTTGCAAGATGCGCGATCTGCTCCTGAGCCGTTCCGTCTTCCGGATCGTCGGAAAGCTGGTGAAGGCGAACGCTGTCAGCGGAAGCCCAGACAGTGATAATAGACATGGTGCCTCCTTATGCGGTCACGGATTTGATGACGGCAAAGCTGATCGTGATTGCTTCCGCAAGAGCGCCGCCCGTTATGTTTCGAACATAGATGACAGAACTTCCGCTCAGACCATTTGAGGTCCAGAAGTTATACGAGGCGCTGCTTGCACCGCCTGAAGTAGCCAAAAGAAGAATATCAGAAGTGGTGATGACGGAATTTGTTAGGGTGAAGGACACCGTTGTATTCGCCGCAAGAGAAGCCGCGTTCAAGGTAATCAGACCATTCGCCTTGTTCAGCGTGACGCCCGTGGACTTGGACGTAAGCTGCGTAACCGTACCACCGGAGCCAGTGCCGTAACCGATGCCACCGGAGGAAGTGATTAGGAAGTTACCGCTGGTGTCGAGCTTTGCCTTTTCAGCATTGTTGACAAAGAACGCCACCGGAATGTTGGAAGCAGCGCCAAGGCCAACGCTTGTAGCGGGACTGGCCCCAGCCGTGGTTGCCAGCCAATACATTCCGGCGCTGTCAAACACAGTCGCAGAGAAATTTCCGCTCGTTGATGTTCCCGCCGTTAGCGCAACATTCCCAGACGAGGCATAGGCGGCAAGTCTGACATTTGAAATGGGTGAGGTGCCGATACCTACGTTGCCGACATTGTCGATACGAACACGCTCAGTCAGCGTATTCGCCGTGGAGCCAGAAGACCCGACAGACGCCGTGCGGAACGCAAGGTAGCCAGAGCCACCCGTGCCAGTGCCGTTGCCAGCGTCAATCGTCAGGTTAGCGCCAGCGATATTCGTACCAGCAGCAGCAGGAGCCTTCACGATGTTGCCCACAGGTGTAGCAGAAGCTTCACCAGACCCCACAATGAGGGCACCAGTGTTATCAATACGGAAGCGTTCAGTCGGACTGGATGCACCATCAGCAGTAGTGCTGAAGATCAGCCTGCCAGGCATATCGTTAGTACCCGGAGTCCCGTCTACGTCAGACTCAATACGGGCAGCTTCAATGAAGTTTGTACCGTCAGACCCTGCAAACGATAGGTTACCAATGCCATCTCCAGCCACCACGACAGTGTGGGCACCTGCAGTGGCCCCCCGTGACTTGGACAGCACAAGGCGAGACGGGGAGGTATTGGCAGAGTAGCGATAGAGGCCTTGGGCGCTGTTGGCGTCTGTGAGGCCAACGATCTGCAGACCGGGGGTCACCGCACCACCACTGTTGGTGGCTAGGGTGGGACCCGATACGGACGGGAGAGTGGCCTTCAGGGTAGCCTTGATCATCCTGAGGTGATCATCAGCCTTGTCGAGGGTGTCAGTGCCAACAGGATTGGCCGAGTCAAGGTCCGCGATGTAGGTCGCTGTTTCGAGGGGCATGGGGTGTCCTATGGTAACGCCATGTCAACACATGGTCGGGAGACGCCCACTTAAGGCGTACGGAAGGTTTGACTTGGAGTAGTGCTTGGGTGTGGACCTAGAGGGAGACTCAACAGGTGAGACACAAGGAAGGGGCGGATTAGGGTGGACTTTAAGTAACTTAAGGTCTGACTTGGTCTTAAGGTTTTACCTAGTAGGTATTACTCCTAGTCCCAAGCGGGAAGTAAGCTTGGAGACAGGCTTAGAGCCAGACTTTAGGTTACTTAGAGTAGAACCCCCCCTACCCCCCATTTGACACCTCCTCCCCCGAAGGGAGGCGTCAAGGGGCTAGGGGTTTACGATCAGCAGCCGGGACGCGGCTTGGGCTTCATGGGCTTGCTGGGCTTCTTGGCCATCTCTGGGTTTCCTTGGGTTGCTGTGAGTGGGTAATTGGGGGACATCTTGGTCCCCATCTTCTCTAAGTGTCATGCTAAGGGGTCTCTTTTTGCCTTTTGTCTGGGAATATCAAGTAGATAGACCCAAATAAGGTACAACATGTCGCACCCCCCTCCAAAAGAGGCTCATTTGGCCAGATGGGACCCAAATTTCTGGAGGCTTTCACTACTGCAGCGAGTCAAACAACAACAACAACACCTTTAACGGCATTTTTGAAACGCCATTCATTCATTCAAATGGGGCGAAATGGGCGGCTGGAGTCCCTAAGCCTCGCTCGCTTGCTGCGTGTAGGCGTTCAGTCCCCCACAGTATCCCCCACGTTCGTGCTAACCTGTTGATATCTCTAATATACCACAGGATACTAGAGACTAAGGGGTAGCATTGGGGACATTTGGCCTGAGGGATTGCCCGGGTGTAGCTATCGCGTTACGTGTATTAGCACTTGCTACTATCGCGTCTGTATTATTGGGGTATTATTTCGGGTTTAAAAGAAAAGCGAGACCATTGCTGATCCCGCCTGTTGTTACATAATCCATTCGATTAGTCTTACTAACTCATACAGCGCTATCAGTATTGGGAGCGCTATCAGGTCTCCAAGTAACTTACCGTCCATCTCGTCTCCTTTGCTCGTCTAGCTCCTTGTTGAATTGCGCCATCGCATGAGGCGTTGGAAACCTCACAATCTCCTTGTCGTTATCGTCCAGCCATCCACCATGCTTGGTTATTAACCGGGCGAGGTTATGACCATAGACTAACAGGTCCAGCTTGCTACACATGCTGTGCATCCCTCATTGCCTGTTCCATGGTCTCAAACGGTCCTTGCGGATCACTATCGTTGAGGCAACCTGGAAAGCATGCTGTCCAATACCAGCCCGGCTCAAGGTACGGATCAGCCGCGATGAACTCCAGCACGAATGAGCCGTAAGCATTGCCAAGCTCGTCTATGAATTGGTGGTAGCACATTATGCAGCCTCCAGATTGTTTACATTTGAGGATGATCTAGTCATAGCAATGGCGTTAGCCTTCCTCGCTCCATTGCCATGAGCCGGGAAGCCCACAATGGCGTCTCTAAGCCTGGCACAAAGCCCACACGTCATACATGACACGTCATCACGTTGCGTTGCAGGGCACACGACAACCTTGCGCCCTTTAGGTGTCGTTGTGTTGTCCTTCTGATTGATCGGCAACACCGCAACCACCGGGCCAATCCCAAAGTCTGCAAGCTCGTCTGCATGCTCGAGATTGTTGGCTGATAGGTTGATTGTGAAGCCTGAAGCATTGGCATGGGCTATAGCTTCCCTGTTCTCAATGCTGGCCATAGGCTTGTGGGTATACGTGAAGCCCCTTTTGCCTGTGTTTGCTGCCACCAGTCCATAAAGCGCCTTTCCGTCTATGGTGTCTCCAATGCCGGGCAAGTCGCCAGCTTGGTTATGTCGCCATAGGATGTCTACCGGCAATGCCTGGACCTGAGACAAGAATGCATCCCATGTGTAACCCACCTCACCTCGAGATACCTTGTCCCATTGAATGCGAAGCGGGCCTCCGTCTGCATAGCATCCCCCGGCGTTCTTACGGTTGAACGGACAGGCCTCAGGGCATGTGGTGCTAGTTGTGGTGCTGACAGGGATTGGGCCTGTCTTAGCGTTGCGGCTCTTAAGTGTTAGGCTGACTTGGTACATGGTGGATAGTCTCCAGTTGTGTTACGTGTTGGCAGGCTTAAGCAGCTTCAAGCCACTATCAGTCCACTCATAGTTAGGCGTTTCATCGCTCTCCGCCGCGCGGAAATCTTCTGCCAGCATCCAACGGGAATAGATGTGCTTGGCGCTAGCTAATGCCTCTTCATAGGTCTGGAACGTGCACCCATTGCGGGACCATGTACCATTTACCAAGATTTCGGGCTTATATGCTGACATAGTAAACTCTCCTCAGTTGTGTTACATCACGTCAAACGTAAGCACTAGCGTCTCGCCCTCAGTTCTGCTCATATACTCCCCACCAATCGTAGCAAGGTGAAACTCCTCAGGAATGCCCATGGCTGCAAGCAACTCCAGCTTAAGCTCAGGTGACACGCGGTTAGTGTCGTTGTCCTTCATGACTACCTCAAGCCACCGAAACATGCCCGGGCTGTAGATCAGGGGGGTTGAGTGGATGCGTAGGGTGGTCATGGTCTCAGGTCTCCTTTCGATGATGTAAGTTTGCCCGTGCATCATGGCGCAATTATGGCAACAGTTTCCTTTTGTGGATTATTTTGCTGACACTGAAAAACACCGATCTAGCTTTGAGATGACTAGATCGGCGCTGTGTTTGTTAAGCGGATGCGCGTGCTTCAAGGTAAGCTATGCGTTCCTGCATCTCTTTTTGTTGCTGTATGTCGTCAATGATTTTCTGGCGCAAACGCGGGCCTAGCTCCGCCAGGTCTGCAGGTTCCCATGCAGGGGAATTTAGCAGCGTTCGGTATCTTGCTTTATATCTATGTGCGAGATACGCCGCACGACCTGCTATGTGATCTATGAGAACATTACCCAAAAGGGAATTGCACAACTGGCAGCAATCGACGGTGTTTCGATAGGACACACCTTTTCGCGTTCGGCGATCTACTAGCTTGTTGTAAGAGACGGGGACTACATGGTCCTTGGTGTCTGCCAGCGCTCCGCAGTAGGAGCATGTTGGCATTCAGATTTTCTATTTGATTCTAGGCATTCAGATTTTCTGATTGATCAGGCTAGATACCGCAGACGCCCCCGGAGCAGGCATCATGGAACACCTCCTTGAACTCGGTGCCTTGGTGCTGCATGGCCTCCTTATAGCTGACCTGAGTAATCGGCTGGCCACCCCGCGCCCCATCAGGGTAACAGGTGAAGCCACGGAGCCTCGGAGCATATAAGGCGAGGGCTTTGGCGAATGGGATTACTGTGTCCTCATTGTTCAGGTCGCTGCCCCAAGCTGGCAGGTTGATGGTGCTGGAGATGGACATGTCCACGTAGTCCTGAACGTCAGCTTGAAACCTCATGCGCCTAGTGTAGTCGCGGGCCAGATCAGCCGCTGTCTCAATGCTGTCAGGGTCTACACCATAGCGCTCAACCAACTCATTGGCTGTGTGGTCTACCTCATATTGATAGTGCCACTCAGTGCCATTCTTCAGGTATCGGCGCTTGTAGGCAACGGCATAAAGGGGTTCGATCCCCTGAGTGGTTCCTGCCAGTAGGCCGATAGTACCCGTTGGAGCGATGGCCCTGTTAGCAAGCGGCTTAGAGACTGAGAGACGGCTGGCGAAAGCAGCAGATTCTCGATCAGATACTGACTGGTAGATGGTAAGCCACTGATGGAGTTCGGGGGTAACTTCGAAGCGGTCACCTCGCTTAAGGAGCCATTCGTGAAGCCCCATGACACCAAGGCCCAGCCGTCTGTTCTTCTCTCGAACGAGATATACCTTATCGTAGGGGAGTTGGGCCTTGAGGGTTCCACAAATGAGAAACTGTACTGCGAGTCTGATGACATCCGTGAGTTCCTGAAGGGATTCGATGCGCCCGAAGTTCAGGCTGCCGAGGTTGCACACATCCGAGTCATCCTCTGAGGTGACTTCGGTGCATGCGTTGCGAAGGGTCTCATTGTGCTTGTCGAAGAAGTTGAACGAGAACCCAGGCTCACCAGTCTGGAGGGCCTGACGGACATTCTGGATGAACACATCGCCCATCTCTCGGGTGGCCTGAATCTGGCTGTACCATTGGGTGTCGTAGTTTACCGAGATGTTGGTCATGTCGAGAGGGGCAGGCCAGTTGAAGTCCTTCTCCTTGACCTCAGCAAGCGAGACGCCAGTGCCGGGGACCAGCATAGAGTGCCAGTCCTTGGCCTTCAGGAAGTCCTTAATGTCTCCATGCTGCCAGTTGAGGCTGGCATAGATGGCAGAGCGACGAGAGCCCCCCTGCATCACCTTGCGGCCGATCTCATTGATCATCTCCATCTTGGGGATTGTACCTGAGGCAGTACCGCCAGTGCGTGAGAGGCGAAACCCCTTGGCGCGGTAGACACTGTAGTCCACACCTATTCCACCGCCTGTCATCAGGCAGGACTCGGACTTCCATGAGAGGTCTGCCCAGTCCTCACGGGTGTCTTCTTCAGCCTTGAGCAGGAAGCAGTTGTTGAAGAACTTGTTGGGACGGCCAGCGTAGTAGAGGTAGCGACCACCGGGGATGAACTTCATCTCATCGATGTACTGTGCAAGCTGCACCATGTCCCCGCGGGTCATCGCATCGCTGCACACATCGTCCACCAGAGTATGTGCCAGCGCTGACCAAGTCTCAGCGCCTTCATGGGCGTACTTGTGATTGAAGATGTCCTCAGCCATCTTGGAGCGGAACTGAGGGTTACGGTTGGATTTGAATGCCATTCAGATTTCCCAATAGTCTTCTTGTTATGATTTGAGGGTGCCCCATTGCTCGGCCATGGCCGTGGCTATCCCTGTGTATGTCTCACTCCGGATCTTCCAGCGGTCCTCAGAGGGACCAAGCTTGTTCTGACCGGAGGGTGTCTGATTGCCCCACACAGGCTTCGGTGGTGGCTCAAGACGGGTCCCAAACATGACCCCGTGGATGGCTTTGTAAGTCGCGTCGTCTTCAGTAGGCCCAAGGCACTCGCAGTCGGCGTAGTGCTTGTCGTGGAGAACACAGTATGGTTCCCCGCAGTCTTCGCAGTCTTCCATGAAGCCAGACGAGCGCACCATCTGCCAGCCCTTGGGAGGCACGATGGATCGGTCAGTAAACTGCAGGGGCGGTAGGTTCTTTAGCCACAGGCAGGTTGACTTGGAGGCGTCATGTCCAAACTGCCATGGCTGGATGAGTTGGTCGTATTTGCGGATTTGGGTGGAGATGCAGCCTATCGGGTTCTCTAGGGCTATGCGCTCAATGGGAGCGTCGAGAAGCAACCTCACGAAGTCGAGGGCTTCAGTAGTCAGGTCAGCGCGGCCAGGAACTCGCTTGTTCCAGTGGAGACCTGAGGAACACAGATAGGTACAAGGGGGATGGGCAACCATGAGGTCCCACCCGTCATTCAGAATATCCCTGACATCACCCTGATAATGGGGGCCAGCCTTGTCGGTAGGCAGAAGGTCACAGGACATTGCCTGATGACCATTCGCCAGAAACGCATCTCTCACCGCCCCGCTGTATTCGCAGGCGATGAGTACCTTCATGTAGACTCTTACTGTTTGAGGACGATCAGCTCGTCAGGATGCCCAGCATTGTCATGCCAATCACAGCCGCGGCGAAACCGGCCAAGAATGAATAGAGGTCGAAGGAGATTGAGATGTAGTACATCACAGCACCTCAATGAGCTTGTTCAAGCACCACTGGGCCTTCTTCAGGTCCTTGTCCTTGTCACCCTTCAGGGGAGCCCTGCTTACATACTTGATGACATTTGCCACCAATGCAGCCTGATGTCCCGGATACAGCGCGCACACTTGCATGATGTAGTCGATGGTTTCGACCTTGCCGTAGTTGTAATGGAGCGGGGAGTTGACCGCATCAGCAGCCCTGTCGTGTGAAGGACACGCTGGCTCATAGTAGTCATCGTTGGTCATAGGGGCATCCGTCATGCCTGCGGGGGTTCCCAAAGCTTCACCTCATTATCAATCCAGTTTTCACTTCGCAGGATGTAGGCCATCCGTGCATTCATCAGCGCATCTGCTTCAGTCAGACCCGCCTTCTCATAGGCCTGCACCACGACACCCCAGTGGTTCTCAGGGTTACCCTGCAGCAGCTTCTCAGCCGTCTTAGGTCCCACCCCCGGACACCCCGGATACCCATCAGTCGGATCACCAGTCAGCGTCTGGTACATGTGGAAGCGGTTAGCCTCCTCCAGCGTGATGACTTTAATTTCCCCCTGTCGATACAGGGTGCAGGGGACTGTCTGGAGGTCTTTATCGGGGGACACGACGATGGACTTGGACATGCTTGTGGCCAGAATTCCAAGGAGGTCATCGGCCTCCAGTTCCTCTTCGATCTGGAAGTCAAAGCTATCCATAATCCACTCCTTAAGCGGGGAGTAGACGATAGGCTTCCGCGTATCCTTTCGGCTGGACTTGTATGAGGGATTTAGGCCATACCTGAAGTTCTTCGGTCCTGACAGGCAGATGATTATTTGCTCTGGCGAGAAGCGGTCTGCAAGCTCCTCGACGTACTTCTTAGCAAGCTCTTTGGATTGCTCCAAGTTGGCACTCAGTACCCAGTTGTCTCCCCAGTCACATGCGTACTCCGTGGCGACTGAGGACGTATAGAGGACGATGTCCCCGTCGATTAGTAAGGTTGTCATGTTCCTCCATGCAACAATATAGTCAGTATCAGGACGCACAGGCTTATTGGTGTCAACCACACAAGCATTTCCATTATGTATCGCCTTTCAGCGCACGGATGGCGGCGGCGTACTCATGGCTGTTTCTATGGCGCTCATACGGAAGCCCCGGAATGCCGACAATCATGGACAAGCCTTCAACCCTGCTCGCCGCTTCCTCCAGCGTCTCGTTGCGGATGAGGTCGATGGCGGTGGTGGCTTGAGCATGGTATCCCGCTGCACAGCATGTATCTCCGTCAGGATGTTGGCAGGGGCTTTCGCAGCACATAATCTCGGCCACCCTCTCCACCAGCGCGGCGCGGCGGTCAGCGGTCATGGGGCGGCTCCTTCTGTCCGTGCATCGGGCAATCACCGGACACCCAGAACAGCGGGCGACCCTTGTCATCCATATAGGCACCCTTGCCATAGCCGTTATCCATTACGGCACAGGTGCAGCCCTTGTCTCGGGCCTCTTGGCTGCCGGGGTTTGGCTTTGTGTCAATCATCACTTCTTCTCCTCTGCGAGTGCTGCGCGGGCGTGTTCCTCAATGCAACGAGCCATGAAGTGCGCGCCCCTTGAATAACCAGTCAGTTCTTCGGGCGGTGTTCCCGCGTCTTCTGCCATGACATCATCACACTTGGACTTGATCCAGCAA